TTTGCTTTTGCCGCAGAATTTGTTATGATTGTTTGCACCCATAGTAAACCAATCCTTATTAGATTTTCTTAACGTACACTCGCAAATTGCCTTTTTGGAATTCTCGGGATCAACTACGCATTTATGGTTTAAGCAATCAGACCACTCGTATTTCTTAGGGCATTCTGTGATTATTTTTCCGTCATTCAGCTCATTAATGGAAAAGGTAGAGTAAATACGACGAGTTCCTGTCTTGGTTTTATGCGCCTTTAATCTGCTGCAAGACTTGGTCGCAAAATTGTAGCCGTTTTCTACTGTGCATTTGCAACTGGTTTTACCAGGCTTATTCTTTATTGTTTTGCAAGGAGCGGAAGTGCACAGTGCATACCGACTTTTACAAATTGTTAATTTTTTTGTTTGTTTTTTATTTTGTCTATTCTTTCTTGTCTTGTGCATATTATATTATTGTATTATTTTATTTTTCATAATACAATAATTTTTATTTGATTTGATTTGATTTGATTTGATTTGATTTGATTTGATTTGATTTGGCTCAACCTTTCTCAAAGGTTGATTAGATATTAAACGCATAATAATCGCTCTTAACGCTTCTCGTTTCAAATGACAAAGCAGGATTTTGTGGAGGAGGTTCCGGAACATAAACTGGAATGTATCTTAGCTTTTCAGGTTTCAAGCAAAAAGCGTATCCACATTTATCAAAGAACGCATTATTCTCCTGTAAATTTACATCATTCTTCTGATACATCATCGCAATCATCTGGCAACCAGTTTCTCTGCAAACAATAGCACTTGGGTTCGGTGGATCAGCGCCAATATCCGGCATTGAAATGCTCATATTTTGCTTATTATAGTCTTGCAATTCAACTAAATCCGGTGTATTTTTCACATCATAATAATGCAATGCGCGCATAAATATAGAATTGCTTGTCATGTTCACATATTCGTAGAAATCTTCTGTGTCCATGAAAGAATTGTTTGACTTGTCAACAATAACAACTATTTTTTTATTAATCAAATCCATCAATTTTGTATTGCCAAAGTTCTTTCCATTCTGCTCAAAGCTTGAAGCCGGTCCTAAAAAGAATGAATCGTGGCTCTTGAATAAATTAGCCAAGTTCTGATACATTTTTTGGTTGGCGCTCTTGAATCTAAAATGAAAAATTATTGGGTCTTGTGGGTTAGGTGCACCACTTGACGCAAATGCATAGTTTGTAACTATATTCATAACGTCAGAAAAAGCGACAACATTATAAGTTTCCTTAATATGATTATTGTCAACCGTGGATGTAGCAACCACTGGTTGATCATCTATTGAGAATATTTCAAAATCTAAACCCCGAACGCCTTGCTTCAAAACGTCTTTTAATGCGCACGTTGAAACATAATCATTTTTGAAAGTTCCTGGACTGCAGCAATTGTATGCAGTTTTAATGTAATAGTCTTTCAATGTATAACCACAATTTGGATCACTTGAGTTTAATGACTTTATTGATCCATTCAATGCAGAAAACAGATTGCTCATATTGCTGCACTCGCGATTCAACAAATTTCTCATGTAAAAATAATACCATAGAGCCGCAATAATAACGATTATAATCATGCTTAATAACATATAAGCCACATAGTTCTCCTTAAGATTTGCCATCATATTCATCATTTTATTCGTAGTATCCATTGTCCTACTATATTATAATACTAATTTTAAAATATAATAATATTAATCAAAAAAGTTAAATATAAATTATTTGTGTATAGTATATCTAAAAGATGGCTGGTGGATTAATGCAATTGGTCAGTGAAGGACAACAAAATATCATATTAAATGGCAACCCTTCAAAAACTTTTTTCAAAGCAACATACGCTCGCTATACAAATTTTGGTTTACAAAAATTTCGCGTTGATTTTGAAGGCGCAAAAACACTTCGTTTAGCAGAAGAATCTAATTTCACATTTAAAATACCTAGATATGCAGACCTTTTAATGGATTGTTATTTAAGCGTTGACTTGCCAAATATTTGGAGCCCAATTATGCCTCCAAATACTGACCAAGAATCTGAACTTTATAACAGTGGAAAATGGATTCCATATGAATTTAAATGGATTAATTCTATTGGAGCAATGATGATATCTCGCATCACTATTACATGCGGAAACCAAACACTGCAAGAGTTTTCCGGCGAATATTTGAAACTTATGATTGAACGCGACATGCCCGGAAGAAAGTTATTTGGGTTTAATGAAATGGTTGGAAATATTCCCGAATTAAACGACCCAGCGAATTCCGGGGCGCGAGTTAACACTTACCCAAACGCTTATTATAACCCTAATAGTTCCGGACCTTCAATTAATGGAAGAACTTTATATATTCCGTTAAACAGCTGGTTCAACTTTAAAACTCAAATGGCCTTTCCATTAATCTCATTGCAATACAACGAATTGCACATTAATGTTACAATGCGACCAATTCAAGAATTGTTCCAAATTCGCGATGTATATGACAGCGCAAACAATTATCCTTATGTGGCTCCAAATTTTAATTTGTGGTATATGCAGTTTTATAGATTCTTGCAGACCCCTCCCGACGTTGAACTTGGATTAAATTCTTACGTGGATAAAAGAACTTTGTGGAATGCAGACGTTCATTTAAATTGCACATATTGTTTTCTTTCCAATCAGGAATCCAGATTATTTGCACTTCAAGAGCAAAAATATTTATTTAAACAGGTAAGAGAACAGATATTTTACAATGTCACTGGTCCAAATAAAGTGCAACTGGATTCAATTGGAATGGTTTCAGGCATGACGTTTGTATTCAAAAGAAGCGATGTGAACTTGCGAAATGAATGGACAAATTATTCCAACTGGCCATATAATTATTTGCCATATGATATAGTACCAGCGCCAACCAGTGGAACATATCAGATAACCAGAACAAACCCAGATGGTTCCACAACGGTTGTTGATATTGGGCCTGGTGTGAATCCAAATGGTAATTTAACTGGCTGGTTTATAACGAGTGAATCTCGTGGTGCAAATACAAAAGGCATATTGGTTAACCTGGCAATATTATTAGACGGATCTTATAGGGAGAATTCACAACCCAGTGGAGTTTACAACTACATAGAAAAATGGATTAGAACTGGAGGATGGGCAGACGCTGGAATCTATTTTTACAGTTACGGAACGTCAAATTCACCTCTAGATATTCAACCTTATGGAGCAATTAATATGAGTCGTTTTACCACCATTGAGTTGGAATTTAATACGATTATTCCAACGTTGGATCCATACGCGCAATCGCTCGCTATTTGCGATCCCCAGACTGGAAATATAATAGGCATTAATAAACCAACCTGGCGAATCTATGATTACAATTTTGACTTGTATACATTTGAAGAGCGATATAATGTTGTTACTTTTGTTGGAGGAAATTGTGGGCTTATGTATGCAACTTAATTAGCTCTTTCGGAAAGATTCTGATGATAAAGCAGACGCTAGCAACGCAAATGGAATTACATTCAACCATAAAAATTTTTTTTTTTGATATTTTATGGTTAACGTTTCTGCCGCAATCGTTATAGGCAACGCTGTTGTAAAAGTAATATAAAGCAGTAAATCTGTAGCTGATGTGATTTTGGGATTTTTTTTCCCCGGTAGTCCGTACGCTTCTAACCCAACCGCCCCGGTGAATACTCCAAGTGGAACGCCTAAAGCACCTACCGCTAACGCTACTTTAGTTGTAGTCTTCATTATATTATACGCTAGGATGTTTATTTTTACAAAAAAAATAAGTTACTGGTTATGGGGGGGGACGATATTGTCGTTCATAAACACTTGAAGCGCTCCTATTACGGAAATTGTGGGCTTATGTATGCAACTTAATTAGCTCTTTTAGATAGCGCCTAATACGGTATTAGAAATTAGTAACGCAAATGGAATTGTATTCAACCATAAAAATTTTTTTTTTTGATATTTTATGGTTAACGTTTCTGCCGCAATCGTTATGGGCAATGCTGTTATAAAAGTAATATAAACCATTACATCTGATGCTGATTTTAATTTGGGATTTTTTTTCCCCGGTAGTCCGTAGTATGCCGCCCCCGCCCCTGCGAATACTCCAAGTGGAACGCCTAAAGCACCTAGTGCTAACGCTACTTTAGTTGTAGTCTTCATTATATTCTACGATATGATATTTATTTTTACAAAAAAAATAAGTTAATGGTTATGAAAAGATGATATTGTCTTTCATAAACACTTGAAGAGATCCTATTACTGAAATTGCGTTAAGTAATAGATATTTTTTATCTTGATATTTTATGGCTAAAGTTGATGCAGCTATCGCTCTTGGCAGTGCAGACGCCATTATCACAACTGGAAGGGGCGGCAACGGGTGCCAGTCTTTCTTCGCAATGATAGATATACCACCAATTGATATAATTGCTCCAAGCGGAACGGATAAAGCACTAACCGCTAACGCTACTTTAGTTGTAGGCTTCATTATATTCTACGATATGATCTTTATTTTTACAAAAAAAATAAGTTAATGGATCAGGAGTTTTTTATATTGTTTTATATTATAGATGAAAACGTCAACGACCTATAATGTGAAATACTTTACAATACTACTAATAACCATTCTAGTTATTTTTTCAATTGTCGTTGTGTACGCGTATAATTCTGGTTCTTGTCAGCTTCAAAAAAAATATGAATGCAATGATAAATTTTGTCTTTATAAAGAATTTCCAATTCAATTATCTAATAATTCTATGAACGAAATTCAATCCATGTTACAGGACAAATCCATTCAAAAACGCGTTGAAATAACATCCTTTGCCGAAAATATTGCCAATTGCGCGCTTCCAAATAAAGCAGGTGTTACGGTTCCCACAAATCAAATCGTAAAACACTCTGACAGCATTATACCTTTCTATCAAAATGAACTTTGTGACAAAATTTCAGAACTTCTTGGATTCAAGGTATATCCAACGAACCTTTCCTTTCCTACTTCGTGCGTTTTATTAATTTATGAGAATGAAGGTGATTGGATCAATTGGCACTACGATTATAATTATTATGATGGCCGTTTTTTCACTGTTTTGATTCCGATTACCGCGGATCTTACGTGCACCAAGTTTGAATTCAAAAATAATAAAAATGAGGTGGTAAGTCTAGATTTAAATGAAAACGGCATTTGTTTTGAAGGAAATTACTTATATCACAGAGCGTCCAAGCTATGCGCAAATCAGCGCCGAGTAATATTGTCGTGTCAGTTTGTTACGGATAATAAAATGAGCTTAATTAATCAGTTACGGATTAAGCTCAAGGATTTTGCTTATATAGGCGCATTGAAATAGGTAATAAAATCAGAATATATTATTTTGGTTTAGCGTTCTCAGTAAGGGCGGAAATTTCGAATAAAAAGGGGTCAAAAGTGTTTCCAAAATCCGAAAAAGGACAAAAAAAATGTCCAATTTTCAAAACCGCCGACCTTTTATGAAAAAGGGGTCAAATTTCCGCCATTGTCAGCTAAATGGTCTAAAAAGGTTTTTAAAATCGTAAAAAAGTGTTACGCTATTTTTTATATATTTTTTGAGGAAAAGGGTTTAGGTGTTTTTTCTGTCCTCTAATTAAGGACAAATGAATGACAAAAATGCGCCAAAAACCGCCGATTTTCTTACTTGTAAATGTTGTGACTTTAAATGCTCTAAGAAGAGTGATTGGGATAGACACAATTTAACACTGAAACATAAAAAGAATGACAAACGAATGACAAATGATGACAAAAATACGCCAAAAACAGCCGAGAAATTTGTTTGCGAGTGTGGTAAGGAATATAAACACCGTCAAGGATTATGGTCTCATAAGAAAAAATGCGAAAGCGCCGCCTTTCCCCCAACAGAATCTGAACAACCCTCAAATAATATAATTGTAGAGCTACTTAAACAAAACAAGGAATTTAAAGAGCTTATTATTGAGCAAAATAAGCAGATAATGGAACTCGCAAAGGAGAAAAATACTGTTATAAATAATACAACTAATAACAGTAATACAAATAATAATCAGTTTAACTTGCAGTTCTTCTTGAATGAACAGTGCAAAGATGCCCTCAACCTTGGCGACTTTGTAGAACAGATAAAGTTGCAATTATCGGATTTGGATATGATCGGTCGCGTTGGTTATGTAGAAGGAATGAGCAAAATATTCATGCGAAATTTACATGCACTTGACGTATTTAAAAGACCGATTCATTGCAGCGACTTGAAGAGAGAAACGTTGTATATAAAAGACAAAAATGCGTGGGAAAAAGAAAATAGCGAAAATATTAAAATTAAACGCGCAATAAAGGGCATTGAAAATAAAAACATAAAACAAATTCCATTTTGGGTAAAGGAAAATCCGGCATCTGAAGATTTTGAAACTAAGAAGCACATGGAATATCAAAATATATTATTGGAAGCTATGGGAGGTTCCACCTTAGAAGATGATAATAAAAAATGCGATAAAATAATTCGCAATATTGCAAAAGAAGTCGTCATTGATAAAAAA